GTAATATTTTCAGAATAATTTTGCTGCAAAGCCTCAAATCCTGTTAAAATCGTTTCATATGCAGTGTTTACGGCATTGTCTCCTCCTGAAAATTCTATCAAAAGTTTTCCGTTATCCTCTTCATAAGAGACATTCTTTACCTGCTTTCGTTCCTCCATGATAAGCAGTTCATTCAACCACGTATATCCTAGTATGGATACTGCGGCACACACGATATCATTACCATGTGTGCCATATCCTGCATGTCCCTCAATATGTAAAATGTGTCTGTCTCCCTTTTTTTCTACCGTGATGTTTGTCATTTTCTGCTCCTATCTTGGTGAGGTTGCATTACGTGCAGCACTAGCTGCCTGTGTTGTCAATGATCCCCTGCTCTGTGTTGTTGTTCCACCTTTTGTATCAGTTCCGCTCATTGCCGCTGTACTCGCTACATCTGGTGTCTGTCCGGAAAGATTTGTTCCGTTCTGTGCATCCACCACTGCTGTCAACTGCTGCACCATCTGCTGCAACTGCATTACCTGTGCAAACAGTGTCTGATTCTGTTTGATCTGTGCAAGTGTTTTCTCTTTTCCATCAAATTCCATCATATTCAGACATGCGATAGCTGCATCTGCATTTGCAGGTGCGAAAAATCCTGCTGCATAGAAATTCAATGCCATCTGGTTTTGCGATTCCTTACTGTAAGCACTCTTTTTTGCTGGTCTGATCTCTGTATCAAAAATTGGTAATCTGTTTCCGAGATCTATTTCAAACGCCTGTCCCTGTTCTCTTGGTAAAAGACCGGAATTATCAAAACTCACAAAATCCTGTTCTCCGTCATCCCCTGTGATTCTGAAGCATCTTTCCTCTGTATAAAACTGTCGAATAAGCTCGATCACCATCTGTACCACACGTGCAAATGCGCGATATGCGCTCTTATTGGAATCCCTTGCAAGTTTTCCAGCTGCTTCCTGCAATGACGCAATACCAGATGCACTAGTCACAGATGATGCCTGTCCCTGTGATGATGCAGTATTTCCAGATGTGTCTTTTAATTCCTGGATTTTATTATTCAGAACTGTCACATAGATGCCATTCAGCGGTTTTCCCTCTAATGGTCTGTATGCATTTTCTCCAAGATTTCCATTTGCATGTACAAGAGTGCATGACGGATCACTAAACTCTTTCTCATTGATTCCTGTCTGATCATTAAATATCGCCCTGTTTCTTGCATTTGACAGTGCGTTATCAAGAATCGCCTGCTGCATTTTATCTATGTATGCCTGACAATCTTTCATGACATCAATATCGGAGAATCCGCATAGCATTCCTTCTTCCGGATACATAGTATCGATCACAAACGGATACATGCCATGCTTATAAAATCCCTCTTCTCTCATCTGTGGATCATTCTCAGATGCAAATAATACCTGTCCATTGCAGAACTTGCAGTATTGCAGGATTGTTTTTGTCTGCGGTATGCCATCCTTGTCATATCCGCTCACATGCTGTTTATAATACCAATCGACAACTGCTGACTTTTCTGTCGTATCCACCTGGTCATCATAGATATATTTGTTCACATCCAATTCCGGATAGTTTCCAAGGCTCTTAAGATTTGGATAGTTTTTCTTCAGTTCATCATTATCCACTAATGTCACATAAAAGACATTCGCTGAATCCTGTATGTCTGTGATCCCGGACTGCCAGAACAGATTGATAATGTCACATTTCTTGATGCTGATATCTCCCAGCCCGTTCAGCTTTGTGTTATCCCAGCAGATACTCTGTGCAGAACTTCCTGCTTTGAGCTTGTACCAGCCAATATCGCTATATACCTGCTCATAGTCATTCTGCTGCAATATGACAGGGATTACAGACGATAATGTTTTTGCAGTTGCCTCATCGCTCCGCTCTCTTGGCAATATGAGTGCTTCTGGGAAATTATCCATGATGTCTGCATGCTTATTGATGATAGAATTAAACAGCCATGCAGACGCTGGTCTGATATCATCCTTTTTCTGCTCTTTCTGCATCATTGGCCAGTGCTGCATCTTAAACCATTCCTCGTTTTCAACAATCCTTCTTTCCAGGTTTGCTTTACACTCCTTGTATTTCTGCAAGATCCCCATCGCTTTCTTTACATCTTTGTCCGTGATCACGATCATCTGTGGATCTGGTGTCTGTTCACTGTCCGGATCATGCTGTTTATTATCCGCTTCCTGTGTGAGAATCTTCTGCTGGTTCTCTGCTGCCTGCATATCCTGCATCTGCTGTAGCATTGCCATGTTCTGTGGTGTGATTCCCTGCTGTTGTACCGGTGCAACTTTTGTTTTTGTTCTCTTACTGTTTGCCATTTCTGCCTCCTAAATACTATAAAATCTATATGGTTTTGTTGGTTCTGTTCTCTGATTCAACGGATCATTTATATCTATCTTCTGTGCTGCATTTGCTCTTGGAGTGATTGGGTTCTCCATTAACACATATCTGCACTCATCATATATATGATCTTCAAGTTCAGTATCTATATCTTCCGGGTGTGAATCGCTGTATATCAGGTTTGGAATCGTTCTGATGAAATTTGTACAGGTATTAAATACCTGGAACATACAGTCGCCCTCTTCATCAAATGCAAACCTATAGTGAAACTGCATTTTTCCCGGTATCCGTGTGTGGTCTCCTGGCGACCAGTAAACATAGAGTGGATGTCTTGCCTGCATTGCTGCTATGGATTCTCCTCTTGATTCATCAAAGATTGCCGGATCTGCTATTCCAATGATCTCTTTTCTCTTTTTGCTTAAAAATGGATCATTTTCTTCTGCTTCACGGATTCCACGTGCCTGTTCCACCGGATCCAGCATTAATCCTGTGTTCGGTTCTCCTGTGCATCCGTAATATTCCTTTATCCTGTAAATCTTTCCGTGTTCATCTACTGCATACCAGCCGACAGAAAATGGTTTCGAATAACCGAAATCATATCCTCTATATACTTTCCAGTGCTCCGGTATTCGGAATGGTTTAATTACGTGTGTCCACTTCCTGTCCTCATAATGTGCCGGATCATCTTTCCATTCTCGGAATACCTGACCTTTAAAGCTTCCCCAGTCGCCATATAAATAGGCATTTCTTTCTGCCTCTGGTAGAGATGCTAACGTTGCAAGATAGTTTGGATCGTTTTTCAATAATTCTTCATTATCGAATATAGACGACGGTACAAAAATACGATTTCGTTTCATTTTTATCGTTGTTCCGTCTGGTTTATATACTTCATAAAATCCTTTAATCTGTGTCATTGGCGGCGCTGCCGTAATAAATCTATCCTTTACCCACTGCAATCCTTTACCATCCGGGTTTGCCGTCGACCTTGTATACACTCTTGTATTTGGTCCTACAGGTCTATTACGTGACAGCAGATACATGTACTGCGAATATGTGAAATGTGTTACTTCGTCAAATCCGACAAAGTCGTATGCTTTTCCCTGATAATTTAATTTGTCAGCTTCATGTTCCATGTATCCGAAGAAAATCTTTGCACCAGACTCGAATTTCCATTGCAATTTGTTGTCATTATATTTTGCATCTGGAAATGCCTTGCTATATAAATCATTTGATCGCGATATCAGACCTTCCAACTGTTTTGTAGTGTCTCGGAAAATAATCCCTCTATAATTTGGTACATTCACCTGTCTAAGGGCTTCAGCAAGCATTGCATCTGATTTTCCTCCGCCTGCTGCTCCGCCGTACAAAGCCTCATATTCTGGACGTTGCATAAATTCAATTTGTTTCGGTTGTGGTGTCCATATCACATTCATCTATTTCTTCCTCTTCTTCCGGCAACACTGGAGCAAGCATAATAACACCAGTATTATTTTTCTCTTCTTCCTCGTTTTCCGTTCTCTTCTTGTTCTCGTCAAACTCCTGCTGCAACCTCTGCATCTTCAACATGTCGTATTCACGCTTACGCACGTTCTCCGGATTGACTTCAAAGTATTTATCAAGCCATTCCATCGCTTTGAATGGATCAAGCATCTGTATTGAGTATCCATATTTTGTATCTTTTATACTTTTTACCGTCGTAGGATCAAAATTTGCTCGAAGTTCGATTCCTCGCTCTGTAAATGTTGCCACATCTCCTATGTCCGCAAATGCAATATCCATGTATCTCTGCACCAGATCATCCGCCGAAAAATACATCTGGTTCAGCTTTTCATTTTTCAGCATTTCGATAAAGGCTCGTATCTTAACATTTTTTAACAATCTGCTTGATGCTGCTGCCGCTG